CTGCACCAGTCACTGTATAATCTTCGGTAGAATTGATTGTCACCGTAAACTGGTCGGCTTCTTCAAACGTTCCTCCCACAGTCACTTCATATTCTTGAGCTACGGCTGCAACTGCTGTTACACCACCTGACATGCTTGAATCAGATGTTTCGGTAACGTCACCTGCTGTATTTACCACAACAACAAAACCGTTTGGTCCAGCACCTGTACCTGTAAGTGCTGTCACAGTAACTGTAGCACCGTCAGATGTGACAGTGTATTCAGGTGACGATGTGTGAGATGTACATTGAGCAGCAATAGCAGTTGCCGTAGAACTATTCGATGTCGTCCAGTCTACTGCTGAGCCTAAAATATCTACCCCGTCAACGGTAATAGAATTTATCTTATTTACACCTGGGTTGGACGTACCACCTGTTATTGTAATATCCGCTGACGCTAAAACCTCAGCCACCGCTTCAACATTTGCGGTAGTTTCAACTGCTACTAATGTCTGGTCAGGATTAGACCCATTATTTACTGTAGATGTAGAAACAGTAAATGATGTACCGGCAGTTGCTGACGTTATTGTAACAACGTTTGATGCCACTGACGCATTGACAGCCGCAGAATTATCAATTGCTGCTTCCAATGCGGCAGCAATAGCGTTATTTGAACCAATAGTCGTAGAAAGAGTATCCCAGTCAGTAACACGAGAAGTGTTATAAAAGTGATAAATATTACCGTCAGAAAACTGGGAAATAGAATATAATTCACCATCGAAAGCCTCAGCGTCTAAAACCTTTGTAAGTGCCGTTGCAGGCGTTGGATGCTGTGTAAGCAGGTGGGTAACCCCTGCTGGAACATTGCCTGCTTCTGAAGCATCATAACCCACCGTATAAAGCGTGTCATTGATTGCAAAAAGACCTTTTGTTGTAGAAGGAAAATCAACACTCTGCTTTACAAATTCCTTACGTCTTTCAATGTCACCACCACGGGTAAGATGGGCATTTTTTATCGTCCACGCAGAACCAAGTTCAGCCACAACACGTGATGCACGGCTGCGATCCATACCTAATCTGATGTCCTGAATTTGAACGTAAGCCATACTTTAACTCACAACAATTTTAACTTTATTTCTATCTGTGCCTCGCACTCTACCAAGACCCATTTGGATCATCGGTGCTTTCTTAATGCTATTTTTCCTGAGTGTAGCGAGTCGTTTATTTGCCTGCTCTAATTTTGCCTGAGCATCTTTTGATTCTTGACGTGCAAGAATTTCTGCTGCCGCATAAAGAACAATTAACCGATCATCAAGATCGGCTCTGTCTGATTCCTGTATCAAATCACTTAATGATTGTGTACCAAGGAAATATAATGTCTGGATATTATCGTTAGGAATAGGCCACACTTCAATCTGTTCAGTTGATCCTGTGTAGCGAATATCCCACTTCAATGACGGTGATGACCTTTCAGGTGTTGTCGCATTACTGTTGAAGATTGAATAATCTTCAAGTTCTATACCACGATCTATACCCTGATAAACGTCATTATATTCAAGTCTTACATCTTCAATTCTATCAAAATTCAAACCTGTCGGAAGATCGTAATAACGTTGACCGGCAGCAAGAGCTACAGTCTTCTGAACTCGCAAGTGCGGCCAGTCATATTCATCGTATAATTGTTCCTGAACACGACGAAGCATTTCCTTGAGGTTTTCAACCTCATCAATCCCTACGGAAACCGTTTGCGTGCGACCTGTTTCAGCCCGTAATTGAGCGATCAGGGATAAAAGCTGTGTTTTACGAGCCATAGACCTACTCCATTAGGTCGGCCACACTCACTTCTTCGGTTGGAACAAATTTGTTTTCGTTTTGCAATTCTTGCTCAGTTTTTGGCAACTTATGATCGTCAACCTTATGTGAAGGTTTTTCTCTCGGATCAATACCGTAGAAATCTAAATCCTCATAAGGTAAACGTGCAGGAAGTACGCCCAAAGCACCAAATATACTGTCAATAGATTGATCCTTTTTAACTAATGCCATATCGTATTTTTCCTTCAATCTACCCTTCTCTTGGGCTAAATTGGCAGGATCATTTTTGATTTCAGTTACATCAGTTAAAGCGTCCGGACCGTGGACAAAACGAAGAACAAGGAATTCTGGTGCAGATACAATTTTTTGCACCTCATTCATTGTGTTACCGCCTAAGCGTAAAGTGACCTTGTAATAGTACATAATTTTTCATAGCCTCGTACATTAATTGTTAAAAAAGACAGGTAGTGTGGCGAACACTACCTGTCAAATATTACACTTAACCAGCGTATTGAGCAACACCTAAGTATTTAACGTCAGGAGTAGCAACAATAAGGTCAAATGATGTTGAACCATCAGGTGTAGTCGCTGGTGCATAAGTACCACGAACATCGCCTGTTGTTGCAGTAGCCGCAGATGAAACACCTGCAACCAAAGTGCCTTCAAGTTGGTCACCAGCAGCAACTTCAATCTCAAGGATCACGAAGATGTCAGCCGATGCGTTGAAAGCAGATGCAGGGATGATTTCAATTCTGTCACCAACAGATACCGCTGTAGAAGCGTGACCTTCAGTTGGAGTGTCAGAATCAACATCACCTGCACTTGAAGCGTCTGCAACAGTAACAGATAAACCGTCAACTGCTGTAGTGTTGACTTCAACAGTGATAGCACCACCTGTAGTGATAGTACCACGAGCAACAGTAGTTAATTTCTTAATCGTACCTGCAACTGGTGAAGTAAGCTCTAAAGATGTACCAGCATCAACTGCTGCTTCAAGCATGTGATCTTGAATGAATACACGACCAGCAGTTTTACCGATCAATGCACCGTCCTCAAGCTCTTGAAGAACATCACCTGCATCACCAATGAAGAATGGTAAACCAAGTACATTACCAGTACCAACAGTAAGCGATGTGATGTTGGCAGATGAAGAAATACCAGTAACAGTTTTGAATGCTTTAGCACCAGTAAATGACGTACCAGAAGCTGAAGATTCAACAATTGTGTTACCATATTCATCAGTACCAGTAACTGTAAGAACTGCTGTACCTGTCCAAGCCGCAACAACGTTACGTGGAACATCAGCAGTACCAGCGAGTGCAGCAGCGGCAATCGCAGCAGCAGCAGTGCTGTTTACAGAAAATACACCGGCAGAAGTTAAGTCTTGAGACTCAACATAACCGTTAGCATCTGCTGTGTCAGGTGAACCAAGGTTTACCGTAGCAACAGTTGACAATGATGTACGTTTAACTTCAGACTCATCAACATCAGTTGGAAGCTCACCGTCATCAACGCCTTCAATGTTAAATTGAGCGTTACAACGTGCACCAACTGGGATAGTTGTTGAACCTAAGTAAGTAACAGTAATATTTGATGCACCGAATGATACAGTAAAATCAGAAGGTGATGCCAGCAAACGCTGGAATTTATCAACCCAAATCTTATGACCATAAGCTGCAAATGAACCGGCACTGGTGTTAGCAGGGTACGAGAAAGTAATCGTACCTGAAGTAGCAACAGCAGAACCGACAGTAGTTTCAGATGTTTTAAACATTATAAAATCTCCTAAATAAATCGGTTAATTAAGCAATAGTGATTACACCACTGGTATTACGCTGTCTGCATACTAGACCACACACATCAGTGATCGCACGATACATCACGTATTTGTCGTGCGGACGTGCAGGGCTGTGACGCTTATTACGCTCATCTTGCATGTACATAGGGTAGATAGCGTTCATATCTAATGTGTATAGATATTTAGCTTCACCTTCATCATCCAAAGTTGGGTCATAATTAACTGTAACACCTTTAAAGTTGGCATCTGCAACACTAATGTCAATTGAACCACTTTGTGCCCAACCGTTCTGTGTATAAGTACCGTTTGTGCGTAGCTCTACCTCTAACGCATCAAGGAAGTCAGCACCAGCAAACATAACATGTTTAGGTGAACCGTAACGCTTCAATTGACGCATTTGAGTTTGGATAGCAGTAGCAATAGTTGAACTTGAAGGCGACGCAGTGCTCAAGTTCAAAGTAGCCAAGTTTCTCCACCAAGTATTTGTAGACTGGTCAATACCGCCAACAATTGTAGCAGAAGTAGGGTCAGTCAAAATAAATGATTTAACACCAGGTACTAATTCACTATCTGATGAACCGTCACGCCAGAACATGTTGTTCATGCCACGTGCACGACCTTCCATCATATCCTCAATTTTGTCATCAAGCAGGTTTGCAAGCTGCTCCATTTCGGCATTTGAGTGATTAGATGTGCTACGACCATTACTTGTTTCAGTAACAGAAATACCGTTACGCTGTAACTCATCAAAAGTTACTTCAATACCAGCGTGGATACGCTTGTATGGGAAAGTAGCTTGTTTGATGTTAGTCGGGTTACGGTAAGTAACGCTATCGTCATGGCTAAAGCCCTGAATAGTAGTTGTATACTCACCTTTAACACGTACAGTAAGATATTCTTTACCGGCAGGGAAAGTCTTAGCTTTAGCGTTAAAATTCTTTAAAAGTGGTTTATCCTGAATCGTTTGCGAATAAATTTTGCCACGATCCATGTGATGATCGAGAGTCGCATTAGCGATATTCTCTAGTTCTTGGACTGTAAAAGCCATAATTCGTCTCCTGACATATTAAAGTTGCGTTTTTACGCACCCACAGTCTGACGGATCACATCTAAAGTTGTTTTTGGCTCAGGTTTTGTCTGTCCAGAATTTCCACCACTATCGACAACACTAACTGGTTTTCTAGGTCTAAATTGACGATATTCTTTATCAATTTCACTTTTAGCACCTTCGACCATTTTAATAGCCTCGTCTACCGATCTTGGCATCTTTCCTGTTCGACTCGCCTCATACCACATCAATTTGACACGATCCTGAATGCGGTTGCTTTTTGTTTTGTAGTCGGGATCAGACGATTGCCATGAATTTTCAAGGTTAGCTAACGCCACCTGTATATCAGTAGATAATTTTTTCTGATTCTCAGCTTCCTGCTGCTGACGCTGCTGCTGTTGTTGCTGATTCCGCACCTGATAGTGCTGATTCTGAGCACGCCCACGAGACATTTCGATAGCCGCAGCTTCCGTAATGTACCCTTGATTCACTTGCTCCTGAAGATCACGTGGTAAAACATTACCGGTGACTTCAAGCAACTGGTTATAATAAGGAGTAATCATTTCCAACGCCTTCATAGGGTTGGATTTCATTAACGCACCTATATCAAACAACTTATTTGCTTCTTCCATCGACATTTGGTTTGTCTCAAGGAATGTGTCAAATTGTTGTTTCCAACCAGCATCCGCTTCAGCTTTCTCAAGACGTTGGTTAACATCCCGATATTTCGCCTGTAGCTGTTCAAAACGTTTCCGAGTTTTCGGCTTCCAATGCTTCAACTCTTCTTCGCTTGGTTCATCAGAATCATCATCTTCTGATTCAGACTTGTCTTTCGACTCATCTTCTTCATCTGACTCATCTTCTTCCGAGCTACCCTCAGTTTCATCATCACCTTCTTTTTCTGGCTTAATTGCCTCTTTTACGAGATCAAGCGTAGAAAGTTCTGGTTCTGACTCTCCCGAAGCGGACGAATCTTCGGTGCTATTATCAAAGTCCTGTTCATCTGAAGCGGACGAATTTTCAGTTTGGTTAGCGTCCTGAATATTTTCTTCACTGGATGGCGAATCCATTTTGTCTTTCGACATACTAGCCTCCATCTAAGGGTTTGTACGTTATCACAACGTTCATATTAAAAACTATGCCAAAAACTGACACTTAAGTCAACACAAAACTAAATATGGGAATTCCCATCATACTCCACTACTAGGTGTTGTGTATGCAGGTTGTGCCCCTGGTTCGTTTGGTGCTGTCGATGGAGCATTAGAAACACCTTGTGATCCTTGTGAATTTGGATCATTTGGTGTTCCTTCTGCTCCCACTCCTGTTTGAGTACGACCCATCTGGGCATTCAGTGCAGTTATCGAAGGCATACCCTCGATGACAATATCATCAAGTTCAATTTCAAGTAAATCAGCATAACGTTTAGCAAGCGGATAAGGATTAACACCTGGTAACTGTAATAGATACGGCATACCACGTTCCATATTCGCAAGTTCGGCTGCTTTATTTGGACGACCTGATGATCCGGCACGCACTTTAAGATAAACCTCTTTAGCAATTTGCTCTTTATCAAGCTCAGGCCATACAGCACCTTTACCTGCAATAGATTTCACCGTCTCAGCCGATAATTCCATCAACATTAACTGACCACATGCTGACACAACATCAGTCAAGAATTCGTCTAAATCATCAACATTTGATGATAAACTTGTCATTCTTGAATTTTCACCAATTGACGCTTCTGTTGCTGTAGCACCAGATGCACCACCAATTGTTGCTTCCTGAGCACCCACTGTACGCAAAATATCTTCCATTTCGGAATTAGTTTCATATAAAGCAGGATCAACAGGCACTGACTGGAAACGCTGAATAAGGTTACCAACCTGTTCGTTTCCGCCCATGCCGTCCAATTCTATCAGCGCATGTGGTGGATGTGACGCAAGTAATTGTTTATCAGCTTCTGATAACCTACCTTTTATCGCCATGTATTTCGGCTTGTTTGCCTCACGATGAAGCCTTCTATATTCACGTGACCTGTTGTACTCAGCTTGAACATGTTTAAGTTGGTGAACATCAGAAAGTGGATATAATTTGTCCTCTGATTCACACTCGTTAAATGTGATTGCAAAAATAGGCCAGAATCCTTCCATCCAATAATCTGGTGAACCACAAGGTTTCAAAAATCCATTATAACCGTCAGCAATAGTGAACGTTTCACCAAGTTCTTTATTGTAGACCTCCCAAATACAAACTAAACCGTCTTTCTTGATCGGGTTTTCACCTGAGTTTACATCGTCAGACTCAGCCATTCTGTGATATTCAGCCAATTCACCTGCACCATGTTCCCTGTAAGGTGTAAAACCTTCCCTGACATCAACATTATAGATTTTTTGAATCTCATCAGGTGATTTATGAAATTCACGTGCAATCCAGCCTGCACCAATGAAACCCATTAATTGTTTACATCTTGGATCAACAATGATTTCTGTCGCTCTTGGAAACATAAATATCGGTCCTTCACGAAGAATCTGGTTTTGTTCTTCTTCAAGCTGCGTTATCAACTGTTCAAGTTCATAAACTTCATTTTCCTTGTCCGGACCTAATTCATCATCGACAAAATCCTGCATACGACGCTGCATTTCACCCATTTTATTGCGTGCATCTTCTAATCTTGCAGTATCATCAGGTGTCAATTGTGCATATTGACGTTGAAAACCAAGCATGATGTAACCAACACCACATGTTTTAGCACGACGCACCATAGACTTCATTGACGGTTTTAACCTTGGTTTTTGTTCGTTTGCGAAATAATCAAAGCAGATTTCCATCGTCTTACCGATTTTATCAACCATTGTTTTACGTTGACGACCTTCCTCAATATCCATTAACAATGCAACATTGTTAGGGTCTGGCATCATCTGCATAGCTGTGGACTCTTGGATAGACTGTAATGCCGCCATTGCAGTCTCAGGTTTCCCATCCCAAAGCTCAAAATCTAACGTCTTGCGCCTCTCAGCATTTGCTGTAGGATTCTTAGCATAAAGTGCCGACACTGACTGATTCAAATAACGGTTTATCACCGGTACGGTGTAATTATCATTTTGAATCCATTCATCAGATGCACCCTGACGTGCAACCATCATGTCATCACGCATACGCTTAAAATCATTCTCAAAATGCTTTTTTGCCGCACGAATGCGACTTTGCCACTTTGAAACAAATTGTCTTGCTGATTCTTCTGGTTGAGGTTGACCCCTTTGAACACCTGATTTGTCTTCAACAGAGTCCATATCCTGACGCATAATGTCGTAATCTTTCTCAATCATAGTTACCTACCATCCTTTAGAGTGTTTACCGATTGCCTCTCTTTTAGCTTGTTGCTGTCCGGAATGGATAACCCAAGCACCAGAGCCTGTTCGTGGTAATGTACTCACAGGCGGCTTATAACTTTCTGCCGATAATTCTTTTGTTAAACCTAAACCGATATGGGCTAACCAGTCAACAAAGTCATCATTTGCACCGTATGGGAACTTCATAAGCTGATTCTTAGCATCAGTCCACCACGGTGCGAATCTCGGAAATCTAACTTTCCGCATCGACATTCTACCTTGTATTGATCTGGCACGTGACATTTTGTCTTTAGTCGGTGTTACCGGATCAATCATTGTGTATGTTCTAGTTTCAACCATTCTTTTACGCAAGAATGGTCCAAATGACTTAGATATTAATTCCGATTCCATCCACCATATTGTCGGTTTATGATCTTGCATTTGTCTTAATAATTCTTCTACTGTTCTGTCGGTTTGCATCCTATCCATAACCAGATCAGGTAAAACCCAAATATCATCGTTCTCATCAATTCCAACACAACCAAGCACTGTATAGTCACGCTGTGCTTTTTCTGACACCGCATGGTCAGATGCACCATAAATCCTAAGTCTATCCGGTAACTCACTTGGTCCATATTCAACAATCATGTCCTCAGTAAAGTAAATACCGTCATCAGGTGTCGGTTGA